GCTGTGGTTTAGAGATAAGGGTGCAATAATGGATATTTTACAAACGGCTCAGCAGGCGGTGCAAGACCGCGGCAAGAATTATGGTGATGTCACCTTGAACCACAAGCGCATCGCCGCCATGTGGTCAGTGATACTTGAGTGGGACGTGGAACCAGAGCAGGTCGCCATGATGATGATTGCTCTGAAGATTGCGCGTCTAATGGAAACGCCCGACCATCAGGACAGTTGGGTTGATATAGCGGGTTATGCTTGGACAGGAGCGCAGTGTGCAGAAGAAACCACCAACAACTAGGGGCAAGAAGGCGGCGCTAGCAGGCGCGGACGCGGACAAGCGTGAAGCCGTTGTGCAAGAGTTAGAGGCAATCGGCGCCGCCGAGGCCACAGATATCATCTCTTGGGACGCAATGGGGCAGATACAGTTGACCCCATCGTCTGGTCTCAGTGAGCGTGCACGGCGTGCGATTAAGAAGGTGAAGGTCACGCCTAACGCGCATGGCAATCAGATTGAGGTTGAGATGCACGACAAGTTGGCGGCGTTACGCTTGCTTGCGAAGCATCGCGGCTTGCTTGAGCCTGGCAGTGACGACCAACGCCCAAGCATGATTGGTATTAACGTGACTGGCCCGAAGGTCACGACATACGAAGTAAAGGATGAGGAAAAATGACTTTGCAGGAATTGAAAGAACGTCTCGCGGCATCGCACGCTAGGGTGGTGAATTTTGAGCCGTCATATTATTGCCGTGATAATCGCTATGATAATCTCACTTGGGCAAAGCGTGCTAAGTGGTACGGCGGCGCATCTTCTTTGTGGAAGAGATAATGGTCGCACAGATAAAAAGGTTTAGGCGCACAGAGTTTGTGCGGTTCTTCAAAGATTACGTTGAATGCTATGATTGCGGCGGGGAAACTCGCGGCCGTGTGTACAGCGAGAGTGAGCAGGTGGTCTGCTCGAAATGCAACGCCGTCATGTTGGACGGCTCAGAAGAAAGTCGGGATGAGGGCATCATGGTTGTCGCGTTCATGCCCGACATGGGGGATGACTATGAATGATAATTACAGAAACCAAAATGAAATCATGCAAGCGCGGCGTGACGCCAAAGCTTGTGAAGAGTTGGCGAAGAGAACGCCAGACGGTGCGTTCGAGGATGACCCGCGTGCCAATGGTTACGACCAACACGGTAAGACGTATCACCGTGGCAACGCATACCGCGTTATCTCAGATGAAAATTTAACATGGCATCACCAGTCGAGGTTAGCAGATGGCTAGAGCACGCAACGCAACTGACAGGTCTGGGCGGCGCAAGTCGTCCAAACCTACCACCGAGGCCCTGTCTGGTCTCAATCTTGATTTTAGCGAAAGCCCGACCGTATGGGATTTTTTAAACGACGACAGTTTTGTGCGGGGTCTACTTGGGCCAGTCGGCTCTGGAAAGACGTATGCCTCGTTGGCCGAGGTGATGTTGCGTGCTGTAAAGCAACCACCTTCGCCTGTGGACAATGTGAGATATACGCGTTTTGCCGTAATCAGAAACAGCTATCCAGAGTTGCGCACAACGACAATTAAGACGTGGCAGGAAATCTTCCCCGAAAACACTTGGGGGCAGATGCGTTGGTCGCCGCCGATTACGCACCACATCAAACTGCCGCCGCGTGGTGACACACCAGGCGTCGACTGCGAGGTCATATTCTTGGCGCTCGACCAACCCAAAGATGTGCGCAAGCTGTTGTCGCTAGAATTGACAGGCGGTTTTATCGACGAAGCGCGTGAATTGCCCAAGGCTGTGGTCGATGGTTTGACGTCGCGTGTCGGTCGTTACCCGACCAAGAAGCATGGCGGCTGTCCATGGCGTGGTGTGTGGATGTCTACCAACCCGATGGATAGTGACCACTGGTGGCCGAACCTTGCGGAGAAAAACCCGATACGCGGTAAGTTCCCATGGAAGTTCTACAAACAGCCAGGCGGCGTCATCGAAGGCACCAAAGAGCACGAAGATAATATCTTTGCCGCGAACAAGTATTGGATAAACAACCCGAAGGCTGAGAACACGAACAACCTGCCCCCAGGATATTACGAACAGCAGTTGGCGGGTAAGACGCTCGACTGGATACAGTGTTATGCAGGGGCGCAGTATGTCTATGTGCAAGACGGCAAAGCTGTGTGGCCTGAGTTTAGCGACAGCATGATGGCGGGTGACGTCGAGATTGAACCTGGATGGCCTGTGCACATCGGGCTCGACTTTGGTTTGACGCCCGCCGCTGTGTTTGGTCAGAAGATGGCGAACGGCAGATGGCACGTTGTGCATGAGGTTGTTGCTTTCGACATGGGCCTTGAGAGGTTCTGTCATCAGTTGATGTCTGAGATAAATACGCTATTCCCGAAATCTGAGATATTCATCTGGGGTGACCCCGCAGGTCAAAAGCGTGACGAGATATTCGAGGTTACAGCGTTTGAGCATATGCAGACACTTGGTCTTCGTGCACAGCCGACAGCGTCGAACGACTTTATGGTCAGACGTGAGGCAGGCGCCGCACCTATGAATAGGCTAATTGACGGCAAGCCAGGATTGATTGTTAGTAATGACTGCCATCGCACGCGTAAATCGCTTGCAGGCGGGTATCACTTCAAGCGTATTGCCATGGGCGCAGGCCAAGAACGGTTCAAAGATGCGCCTAACAAGAACGAACACTCACACGTTGGTGACGCGTATGGCTATCTGATGATGGGCAGCGAGCACCGCAGGATGACCCGCAACAGTCACGCGAGTAGGGGCAACACGCAGTCAACAGCATGGGTGGACTTCGATGTTTTCTAGTAACAAAGACGTTTCGTTCGTGCCGTTCCACTGGGCGCACCCCTACCACATGGACCTGAGAGAGTTTGACAGGGCGTATTTCGACAACCTGCCCGACTATCATGACAGGCTAAAGATGTTCGCCATGGGCAAGCACGCATACACCGCGATATGTGACGGCAAGATGGTCTGCTGTTTCGGCTTCACTGAGTTGTGGAAGGGGGTTGCCGAAGGTTGGTTGCTCACTGATTATCAGATTGAGCGTATGCCGATATCGTTAACAAGGGGCGCTCTTCGTGCTTTTAATCACGTTGCTATCGACATGAAATTACACCGATTGCACTTGGTCGTAGATGCGCGAAATGACCTTGCCAACAGGTGGGCAATCGCGTTAAAATTCAACAGTGAAGGCCGTATGTATGGTTATGGCCCAGACAAGAGCGACCACATAATGTATGCAAGGAATTTTTAATGGGCTCATTATTCGGCGGCAGTCCACGGATGCCAAAACCAGACCCCGAAATCAAAGAAGCGCAGGACAGACAGGCTGCCCAACTTGAAGCAGACGAGCTAGCAAAGCGCAAAGCGCTTGCCGCACGTCAACGTGCATCAAGAAGAGGCGGGATGCGTATGTTGCTGAGCACTGAGCGTGAAGACGCGCAGACAGGCATTGACGGTCAAGAAACATTAGGAGCGTAAAATGGGCGGTATCGGTAAAGCATTAACAAAAGCAGTTGGCGGTGGGTCAAAGAAAGCCGCCGCACCAGTGGTCAAAGCGGCGCCTATCGCAGAAGTCGTCGCGCCTGTACAGGCAACACGCGCTGAAAAGTTAGCCGCATCTGCGGGTAGGGCGTCAGGCGGCAGAGGGCAACGCTCACTGCTTGGCTACAATCGTTTCACAGATGAACAAACAACATTGGGGTCTAACTAATGCCTAGCAAGAAAGTATGGGACAAGAAGCGCCCAAAAGGTTTGGGAAAGCCAAAGTCACTATCATCAAGCCAGAAGCGCACAGCAATGCGTGCGGCGAAAGCGGCGGGCAGACCTTACCCGAACCTAGTCGATAATATGCGAGCCGCTCGTGGCAAGGCTTAGAACGCCCGCATGGACGCGTAAAGAAGGCAAAAGCCCATCGGGCGGTCTCAATGCTAAAGGCCGCGCGTCTGCTCGCGCACAAGGCTCAAACCTAAAGGCGCCAGTCAGCAAGGGCACAAACCCACGCCGTGTTAGTTTCGCCGCTCGCTTTAGTGGCATTAGTGGGCCAGAAAAGAAGCCCGACGGCACGCCAACACGCCTTGGCTTAGCGCTCAAGAAGTGGGGCTTTAGCAGTAAAGAGAGCGCAAGAAATTTTGCAAAGAGGCATAAAAAGTCATGAAGACACCACAGGAAATCATCAAGCGCTTTGAGTTAGCGCAACGCCGCAAAGATAACTGGCGTGCTATTTACGAAGACTGCTATGAGTTCGCGTTACCACAGCGCAACCTATATGATGGTTTTTATGAAGGCGGCAACGCACCAGGTCAGAACAAAATGACCCGCGTGTTCGACAGTACAGCAATCAACTCGACACAGCGTTTTGCCAACAGAATTCAAAGCGGCCTATTCCCGCCGCAGGCACAGTGGTGCCGACTAGAGCCTGGTGCAGATATTCCTGCCGACCGTCACGTCGAAGCACAGGCCGCGTTGGATGTGTACGCAGAAAAGATGTTCGCATTGTTGCGTCAATCTAACTTCGACCTAGCGATGGGCGAGTTCTTGCTAGACCTAGCAGTTGGCACAGCCGTCATGCTTGTAGAGCGCGGCGATGATGAAACACCAATCAGGTTCACACCTGTGCCGCAGTATCTTGTTGCAATCGAAGAAGGCGCACACGGCAAGGTCGACAATGTGTACCGCCGCATGAGAGTGAAGGGCGAGGCACTGACACAGCAGTGGCCAGAAGCTGAGTTGTCCGAGCGCCTAGCAATGAAGATTGACCGCAACCCAACAGAAGAAATCGAGTTGATTGAGGCGACTTGCTTGGATGCGGAAACAGGCCAGTATTATTATTATTTGATTGAGCAGGCAGGCAAAGAGCAGATTGTGGCACGCACAATGAAGCGTAGCCCATGGATTGTTGCACGCTACATGAAAGTGGCGGGCGAGGTCTATGGCCGCGGCCCACTGGTCACAGCTATCCCTGACATCAAGACGTTGAACAAGACACTTGAGTTGCTATTGAAGAATGCGTCGCTATCTATCGCAGGCGTTTACACAGCCGCAGATGACGGTGTCTTGAACCCGCAAACAATCCGCATCGCGCCTGGCGCAATCATTCCTGTTGCCCGCAACGGCGGCCCGCAGGGTGAAAGCTTGCGTATGTTGCCACGTTCTGGCGACTTCAACGTCTCGCAGATTATCATCAATGACCTGCGCATGAA